ACATTAAAATCACCTGTAGTATTTGCATATAAAGAATAAATACCAGTTGCTGTATTAGATGCTCCTCCAATGTTAGTATACATAGAAAAAGCACCATTAGCTGTATTATAACTGCCTGTGTTAACAAATAATGCGTTAGAACCAGTGGCTGTATTACGAATACCTGTAATATTTGTGCTTAAAGAAGAAAAGCCAATTGCTACGTTGTCAGCACCTGTAGTATTAGCATCTAAAGATATATAACCAACTGCCACATTGTTATCACCTGTAGAAATCTGAGTACCTGCTTCATCTCCAACGACAGTATTGTAATTACCACCACTCTGTATGGAGTTACCTGCGTTGACACCTGCTCTGAAGTTAGATGTTCCTGCTGTGGCTGTGATTATATCTGCACCATCTGCAAAGGTTACGTCTGCTGCAAAGTTAACTGCACCATCTACGTCTACTACGTCTAGGTTGGTTGTGCCATTTACATCTATTGATCCTTCTAGGTCTATGTCACCATTGACAATAAGATCATCTGTAACTGTTAAATCGTCTTGGACTTTCAAGTCAACAACACTTAAAGAAGCAAAAGCATCTATTACTGCAGCACCACTACCAGCTCCATCAAGATAAACTGCTTTTGTATCTCCAGGTGGAATAGTTACATTAGCTCCAGACCCTTGACTTATTAAAATGTTTTGTGAACCACTTGTGCCATTTTCAATAAAGTGCATTCTACTTAAAGTGTTAGGTGCTATTGTGATCGTACAAGCACTATCTAAAGTTCCTGTGTATTTTATATACATAGCTCTAGCTGCGTCTGCAGCTCCGTCTGCTACTGTGCTTGTATGAGTATCAGCATTTGTTGTTATGCCTTCTGTGCCAAAACCAAGTGCTTCACCAATCAGTTCTAGGTTTGTGTTGGTGGTAGCTCCCCATGTTCCAGATTGTTCACCATCTGCTATTTCTTCTAATCTTAAATCATTTACATATGTACTTGCCATGTTGTTATCCTTATGCCGCTATTTGAATCCAATTTGGTGTTTGTGAAACTGTTATGTTTGAAAAATTAGCTGTTTGATCTGGAACTATTAATCCCCAAACATTTTCCTCTCCCGTAGAACCTGTCATAGAAAGACCTATTATAACAGGGGTTACGTCTGCAAATACAAAAGGGCTTCCAACCGATAAAGTTGCACTTGTGCCAGTTAAACTAAGAACAGAAGTTCCTACAATAGTTACTGAACCGACAGCACTTGTAGCTGCACTTTGAGTAACATTAACCTCTATTGAAGGAATAACAGTAACTGAACCAATAGCACTAGTCATAGCTCCTTGAGTAACAGGAACTTCTATTGAAGGAACAACAACAACTGATCCTAATGCACTCGTTGCAGCACTTTGAGTAACAGCAACAGGAGCAGCATTATTCCAAGCTCCTAAACTCCAAGTACTTCTACCCCAACCAGTTAATTTAGTATTAGCCATGTATTACCTCACAATTGTTCGGCTATGCAATTCTTATAATTGCATTACTTGCATCAGCAGTTGGAAACTGAATTGTAAATGTTCCAGATGTTGATGTTTTGTTACTTGTAAAATCTAATACGCAAACAGCTTTATCACCATTAGTATCGTTATAAATCAACGCACCCATAGCTGTTATAGTTGCGGTTGTAAAACTTAAATCTGCAAAATCAGTTATTGCTGTTGTGCTAGAAAGAGTTGGAGATACTTTCGTTAAAGCTGCACCACCCGTTACATAAGATCCACTTGATGCAACTTCTCCTGTTGTAACGAATACAGTTGATGCCGCTCCTAAAGTTGCAGTGGTACTTGATTTTCCACCACTACCTTCTGCATATAGAGCTAATTTAAAAGCATTTCCACCAGTTGTAAAATTATGAACACCCTCTAAAAGTTCTTTTTTAAAAGTTGAACAAAGTGCTTGTGCTATCGCCATTATAATCTCCTTATATATTCTGCCAATTCTTTATTGCCTGAATTTCTTATAGTATGAACTATTGTAGCACGCTCCTCTTGTCTTGCCAAGACTAGATAATGAAACAAAAGTTTTTTAACATTTTCTTTAAATACATGAGCTTGTTCTCTTATAACGTCAGGGGCATTATCAGAAACTGCTACTATTTTGTCAACTGCCATTTGTGCAATTTGTTCATCTGAAAGACCTCCGTTGTCAGAAGTCATAACATTGACGGGTGAAATTCCCATTGTTGTACTAACACTAATCATTATCTTGCATCTTCCTCTCTGCCATATATTCTTGGTATTGCATCTAATGGCTCTGGTGGGGTTAACTTTGATTTTCTTGTAATTAACATACTTCCTTCATGTACTGTAGAAACGATAGGGTCGTCTAATCTATGGTATCCGTACAATTTTTCTTCATCTGGAACATTAGTGTCTAAAAGAGTAGAATTGTTCGCTATTTCTATTTTTATTCCTTTTGTCGTAGCAATAGCCAACCAAAACTCTGTGCAAGCTCTACCAGCTTCTGCCATATGAGGAATTTCTTTATAGCTAAAATCTACTCCATATAAACAAATTTTGCCTACTTCTTTAGCTATAGCAAAGGCTATTGCATAAGGAACAGTGTTATTTAAATACGCATATTTTGTTTTTTCTAATACTTCTTGTAAAGGATATTCTATTACATCTGGACATCTTTTATCTAAACAACAAGAATAAATAGGAACATCTAACTTCTTTAATAACCTATTTTTCATTGAATTTGTTTGTTTACCAGCCATTTCTCCATCTAAAAAACGGGATGCTGGATCAAGCATAAACACACGATCATGGAAAATAACAGAAGACATGGCGTTTATTGCCCATACTTCATCAAAAGCTTCACTTCTTGTTTTAGCTAAAATATAGTCTGAAAAGGTATTGCCTAACCCCACAATCGCTATTGTTTTATTTTTTAAACTACTCATGTTCTTGGTCTTATTAATTTCCCTGCTCTAAAAGCATCTTTATCTTCCATGCCTTCTGCATAGTTCTTTAACCTAGAAATAGATTCCATATATCTATCAGAGTACATTTTTATTATATCAGCTTCGCCTTTCATAAAAGTGTAGGCTTCTACTAAACAACCATACAACAAAGCATCAGAGGCATTTGTACCTATCCAAGTTACTCCAGTATCAACTGTTGTTATTGATGTTGGTCTATAAAAGTAATGCAATTCAGCCACATATGAAGCATCAGGTGTTGGTGCTACAATAAAGTTTTGATAATCAAAAGGAGCATAGTATTTAGGATTTCCTGTTGTTGATGATCCACCAGGAGTGTGTTCTTGTATATAGCTAACATCTTTTTGTAAAAGAAAATTAGTATTTCCACTTGCATCAATAAAAGCTAAAGAAAAAGAAGAAAGGTAATCAGTAGGCATAGATAAAAATTTATTACCACTAGTTAATTCACCAGAAACATTTTTACGAAAATATTCTAAATCTATTGATTTAAAAATTCGTTCCTCTGCATTTGTTATAAAAAAAGGTATTTCTGCAACAAAAGTTGTTTCAGAATTATCAGTCCAATCTTTTATTGATTGTGTTAATGTAGTGTATGTCCATGCCATTATGTTGTACTCACTGTTACGCTACCTACTGAAGATGTAGCCTCGAAACTTTCAATTTTAGTTCCTATTAAACCTAATCCTACATTAGTATAAACGATAAAAGCAGAAATATCATCAGAATTATCTGGTCTAGCGTTTCTAATAGCTTCTGGATCGGTTGATACTCTTGGAGGGGTTAAGGAAGGATGTTTTTCTTCATATTCATCATTTCCTACAAGTGAACCATTCCATTCCTTACGCATATCTTTCAATCTGTATCTAAATCCAGATCGATCAGATAACCCAAAAGCGTATTTACCAGATGCAAAAGCTCCCATTATCCCACCTTATAATAACTTAATTGAGGAGTTACAGTAAAAGATGACCTATCTCTATCTTCTCCCATAGCTCTTTCAAATTCTTCTTCATAAACACTTTTTAACAATTGTATTCTATCAGGTGCTTTTTTCATGGCTATATAATAAGCTAAACCAGCAGTCAAACAAGGATAAAATCTAAAAGGTATTTCCATTGTATTAACAGATGAATCAGCATCTTCTATTCTTGTTAAGGCATCATAATAAATTACATCTGTGCTATTCTCTGGAGCTGGCCATATTTTTAAATTAGGAGTTATTTGTCTATCAACAAAAAATTGAGTAGGTCTGCCAGTTGTAGATTTATTTGGAGTTGCTAAATAAGTATCTCTACTTATTCTAGTCATACTAAAATCTGTACCACTTCTACGAACAACAGCAGAAAGTATATCAATAAGATCATTACCTAATAAGTATTCTGTAGTGTTAGCTGTTAAGGCTTGAGTCTTTTGCTCAATAGTCCATTGATTAAGTCCTCTGTTAGCCCATTCAGCAAGCATAATGTTTAAAGATCGTTTAGCTGTTTGAAGGTCATATCCTGTACGAACTTCTAAACCACATCTTTCAAACGCTTCTTCAATGTAGTCTGCTACGTCAAGTTCAAAATTTGTAGAGTTAGAAGTTGTCATTTCTTTTTTCTCCTAAGAGCTTTAACCCTTCTTGGGCTACCTGCTGGTTGACCTAATTTATTCTTTTGATTTATTCTACTACGTTTTTCAGCAGAAGTCATCTCTGACTTAGTTTTTGGCGTTTTGCTTGATACTCTCTTGCTAGGTCTACAATAAGGAGTGCTTCTACTTTCTCCTTTTTTACGACCACATGCTTTACCAGTTTTAACGTCTTTCCAATCTTCTTTAAACCATCGTTTAAGAGCCAAGCCAGATTTTGTTTTACGAACTGCCATTATCTATACTTTGTTACTTTACGTCTGTTTTCCATAACAGCTCCACATCCACGAGCAATATTAGGATTTTTAGATGATCTTTTCCTTTTGTTCTTTGGAACAGATCCTCCTTTTTTCATCTCAACAACACCACCTTCAGCTTTTTTCTTAGCATTTCCATAATTAGCAGCTCCAACTTTTCTGCATTTTGCGATAGCGCCACTTGCATATGCACTTGGAAAAACTCTATATCTTGCTTTAACTTTTTTGTAACAAGCGTCTTTTGGCATTCTTTTTTACCTTTATTTTTATCTTCTTTTTCTTTGAAGGAGGCTTAGATATTTGCTTACTCATTTGTGATCTACCCATAACCATTAAAGCATTCTTTCAAATAATTTAACTGCAAAAGGAGAAATAAATATTAGAATAGCTAATCCCCAAAGTTTATCTTCAAGTCTTTTTAGTTTATCATTTATTTCACCGTATCTTTTATCACAAGATGCTTCATGTTTTTCCAATAACTTTAAAATATCTTTACCTGTCATTAGCACTTCCACCTTTTTCTAGCTTGTCTTAA